CTTTATTATAAGATACGTGCAACCATCCTGACTCTGGTGTACCAGTGTAGAATTCTAAAATTGCTTGATCATAGTCTAGGTTATTAGTGACCCACTCAAATAATTCTTTGTTATCTACTGAGTGACATTCGAAGTCTGCGGCCTGGCCGCGTGCGTGCTGCGATCGTTCTGAACTACCTATTGCTACACACAATGCAGGTGATCTGTAACCCGAGGACACACTTACAACTCCCCATTCATCACGAGTTGGTTGTAAAATATTTTCACAAAGTAATTTTAAATTTTCTGTATGTTCTTCTGTTGGTGTATTATCAATGCCTTTACGCTCCGCTGTCTGCGATTTAGTAAGCTCTCTTAAACTAAAATTAGAACTCAACTTCATTTAAATAAAACTCCTAATGCAAAGAGTACAGCAGATCCCGCTGCTGCTAAGAGAACCCAATAGACTTTATCTATCTTACCGCCCAACTTCTCGACGTCTTCGTGCACGTGTTTTAAATTTTTTTTGACACCTGAAATGTGTCCGTACAAAGATAAAATGTGTTCTCTAGTATTTTTTGGTTGCATTGCCATTATGTTAATCTTGTTGTTGTTCTCTGATTCTTTACATATCTTTTTTCCAGAGGATCTAACAATACCTCTTCTGCAGCAGTAAGTCTAGTCACTGGATCTATGTTTACATTGCCCTGTCCAATAAACCCTGTATTTATAGGAGCCGCAGCCATAGCCAGATTTGCTGGGTTATTATTAATCATTTGATTAGCTTGAGCTACTGTGTCTGGTAATAGTGACGCTCTTAATGGATTTTCAATATTGGGAAATAAATCTCCTTCCAATGAAACTTCAGATAGTACATCTCTAATTCTATCAATTACATCTGCTGCTTTATCATAAGGATTGACTGTTCCTAACTCTCTTGCCTTTGTTTCAAATAGTGCTCTTACATCTCTAGAAATAGTCAAAGGTCTAAACGTTCCTTCATTTATAAAATTAAATGCTCTGTTTTCACCTCTGTTTCTCATATTTGTAGATAAATCATCTTCTTTCATTCCTAAAATTTTAGCTGCTTCTATGTCTTGATAAAGCTCTCTGTTAACTCTGTATAAAGCTTTGTTTGCATTTATGTATGCATCTACAATTTGTTCAGGTGTAACCACACCACCTTTTAATGTAGCGGCTGTAAATAAATTTCTGGAGTTTCTAATACCTTTTTTAAAATCAGTAATCTTATAATTAAAAGATTTTTCAGGATTAACTTCTACTCTTCGTAACCCTGCAATACCCGCTAACTCATTACCAAACTCATATTGATTACCACGTTCATCAAATCTGCCTAAATCATCTGTGGGTCTGATTGATAAACCTAATCTAGTCAGTTGTTTCCAGTTTAATGGTGTTTGTGTTTCTACTAAATGACTGATTGATTTTGCAACTTTGTCTCCAAGTGGAGCTTCTTCATTCCATAATTGTCTATTGTCCTGTGTTCTACCTCTTCGCACAAATATATCTGCAAGTCCTTCTGTCCAAATAGATTCAGATATAAAAGGTAAAGCAAGTTCTTTTGTAGACTCTAATGTACCTAAAAGAAAATCATCAACGATTCCATCTTCATCTGCTCTACCTGCATTGACTTTATTTAATACAGTTTGTATTGGTCTTGTAACTGTGTCGTATGCGTTTAAGTGTGAGAAATCTATATAAGATAATTTACCATCTTCATCTTTAAATGGTATCAGCACAGAGTTTTTAGACCAATCAGCAACATATCTTCTCATTGCATCGATCTCATCATCAGCAATATTGTACGCTGCTTGTGCTGCTGCAACTGTGCCAAGTGGTAATGCAGCTGTTGTTAAGGCCATACCAGTTAATCTTTGAAGTCCTCTTTTTCTTAATGGGTTTACAGTTTTGCCATTGATAACTGTAGAATAATTTATTTCTTTTAATGCAGTCTCTACAATGTTTGAACTTGTTCTAATAATCTCTGCTGGAAAGGCTACAAAGTTTCCAACAGGCAGTTGTCTCAAACCTTTAATAAAATCTGATACAAACGCATAGTTAGGAACATTATTTTTAACTAAATCAGCTGCTGCTCTTTTTAAATATTGTTCGTTAAATATTTGTTTAGCACCATTTGCATCTATAAATTCTTGTCCTAATTTTAAACCTGCATTATCATATGCTTTAGCAAGTTTAGATTTTTCACCTAAATATGTAAATATTTTCCAAAAGTCATCTTCTGCTGTGTAGTAATCTTCGGCACCTCTTTTTATTTTTCTAAGTCCTTTTAAGAATCTACCTAAACCATAATCACTATCTAGTTTGTTAAGTGTCTTACCAAAATCCACATCTTCTAAAAGATCAGCTATCTGTTTCATTTGTACGTTAGAGTTTACGACACCAAGCTCTAAAAGTTCTTGATAGAAAGGATTGTCTCTTCTAAATCCTTTAGCCTGTAACGCATTAAATGCTGCTTTAACATCTTTTATATTACCAAAAGGTAAATGACCATTAGCTGCAGCAAAAGCTGTAGCACTAATAAAGTTTCTTGCGTGTGTAAATGGTGCAAGAATTGTTTTAGACATCTGTGATAAACCTTTAGGATATAATATTAAACCATTGTAAATCTGTCTTGGTAAACTTTTTGCTGATTCTTGTGTGCTTTTAAAAGATTGTGCGTAATCTTTTAATGCAAACTTACCTTGTAAAGGATTTAATAAATCTAGTATTTCACCTTTAGCATTTGTTCTAACTACTTCATCTGCGTCTATACTTTTTATTGTAGCTGCAGGATCTAACCATCTGTCTATCTCTCTTGCAGCATCCCCTTTTGCAGAAGTAATTTCTGCAAAGTCGTCAGAAGTACCACCAGCATATCTCATTGCATCAGATGTATTATTATATAAAAAAGGTATTCTTGGCTCTGGTCCTACTCTACCACCAGCGATCCACTCATCGTAATTCTTTTTAAGTTCATTGTTTTTTAAAATTAAATCATCAAAGAATTGTTGACTTCTAACTACACTAGATAAATTAGCCGTGCCATCTACAATAGTAGACATAGGGTTTCGTGCTTTACCTAATAATTTTTTTATTGCATCTTGAGACACACCACTTAACTCAGAGATATTAGTGTTAAACAATCTATTATATTTAGGATCTAATATAGATTTATTATCTAATGTTGCAGCAAGTGAGTCTTTCATAAAGGCAGGAACTGCACCTGCAAATCTTACTTGACCGGGAGCTGTAGTTTTACCTATTGTAATTCCTCCAGGTAAATATGCACCTTTCCATACCTCATCTACCATATCTTTTGCTAGATCATCGTTAAGAGTTAAACCCTTTTGTGCAGCAATATCTTGAAACTCTTTTATTGCTTCTCTAATTAATGTTTGTGAAGGTCTGTTGTTGTTAGCAAGTTGTATTGGATTACGTCCTGTTGCTTTTACATATTCATAACCTCGATCTAATACATCGTTGATGTATTTAGGAATCATATCTTCAAAAGATTTTAAAGACTCAGGTGTAAGTCTTCTACCCATTATAGTGAATAGCTCACTCCACGTGTCTCTAATACCATCGAACTGATTAAATAATTCTGTAATTTCTGTATCACCGGCTTTGTATTTACTTTTTAAAAGTTTTCTTAATGCTTCTTTCTTAGCTGTAGGAATAGATTCTATTTGTACATCATATAATTGTTTACCTGTTTTAAATTCTTTCCCTGTTGCATCTAGTGCAATCTCATCTACTGTTTGAAAAATAGGTTTTAATTTACCGTTCTTTGCTGTGCCTGACATCAACACATCATTTAATTCTTTACCAATACCTTTTTTAACCTCTAAAAAAGGCACTTTGTCTACTGCAACTTTTCTGTAATTTCTAGCTAACTTGTCAGTCAGTTTATCAATCTGTCTCATAGCTACATCACCAACGTTAGTGTCTTTAGCTATTCTGCCTCGCATTGTATTTCTTACATCAAAACCTTCTTGAGTCAGTAAACCATTTGCTCTAAACCAACTATCTAGTTTATCTACACTTTTATCAAAGCCACGCTTCACTTTATTCGATCCACGCACCTCTCTCATCTTACCAACTAATTTACCAGCTGCACCAAATGCACCAGTAAACGCTGCACCTTCTATACCAAACTTAAGTCTGTTCATAAGTTCGTTAGCAGCGCTATCACTATCTCTATTTATTTCTGTAGGCCCACCCATAAAATCACCAAAGGTTCCGGCTTCTTTTGGATCAGCGATAGTTATACCCTCTGCAAGACCTGCACCTAATGATCCCTGTGCGAATCTTCTAGTTTTTTCTCCTGTGCTTAAATATCTACCTGCTTGTTTTGCAGCGATGGTTGCTTTACCTAAACCACTTGCGGCTTTAAATGCAAGGCCACCAGGCACACCAATGTTAACAATAAGTTCTGTAATCTTACCAATACCCGTTGAGGCTGCTGCCTCATCAAATGGATTAATCTTATCGAAGTATGCTTCGACTGCCTCGACCCTATCTTTGTCTACACCTAAGTCTAATAATGCTGCACCGAATGTTGCAGCTCCTTCAAATGTTTTTATGATACCTGATGGTATGGCTGCTGCCATAGACAGAGCCCAGTTTGGTTCGCTTGTGTCGGTGTCTTTAGTTGGAATGGGATTAAAGGTTGTCATTATAACCTCCTACTATATTCGTACTTTTTTATTACCAACAACTTTGTAAATTGTTTTTGTATCTTCCTCTAAATAATATTTTCCATCATCAGATCCATCTTGAGCTGGTTCATAACCAGCCTCAACTTGCTCTTTAGTAATAACTTCTACTGGACCATCAGCAGCTAATATTGCTTGAAGAACTGATACAGGAGGTGATCCACCTAATTTTACAGTAGCATCTCTAATTTGTTCTTTAACATCTCCTTTTTTAAGTGCAGCTGAAAGGTTTAATTTAGCTATAAGTTGATCTGTTGATTCTTTAGATCTCTTACCAGCGATGTAATCATTAATTGCTAATGCCACTGCTGTTTGATCTCCTTTTTCTATTGCAGCTTTTGCTGCCTCTGTTTTACTTGGTTTTGCGGTTGCAAATTTTGCAACGTTAGCTGCAGAAGATCCAACTGTTGCACCTTCTTGTTGTGAACCTTCAAAGAATTTTAATAGGTAATTTGATACATCTCCTATTCTTGCATCTTTTAATTTTTTTTCATTAGCTTCACCTAATAATTCTTTAAACAACTCTGCGTTTTCTCTAATTAAATCTTTCGCACTTATTTCAGTTTTTATTTCTCCATTGCTTTTACTTAAATCTTTTTGATTAGCTATTATTTTTTCTAACTCTTGATCCTTGATAGATTGAGGACTTAAATTTTCTTTTTCGATAGCTTTCATTGTATCAACGTCAACACCCATTTCTTTTGCTTTTGCTTTATCCGCCTCTTCTTTTTCTTTTTGTTCTGTAAAAATATCTTCAGTAGTTTTTAAAATAACATCACCTTCAGATCCCACTGGTACTTCTTTTCTTTGATCAAGAATATTTCGACTTGTTCCTAAAAACTGTTTCGCATTACCAATATCAAATTGCATTCCTTGACCCATCGAACTATCTAAATTTAATAAATCTTTTCCAAGTGTGTCTCCAAGCATAAGGTTTCTGTATGAATAAGAGCCAGGTCCGTCTACAATACCTCTTTTTGGAGTTTCTACTGCTCCACCTGCAGCGTATAATCCAGATGTAATACCTGTGCCACGGCTATCTATTACTTGACCGCCTCTAAACATAGGTCGTCTTAATATTCTACTCATTATCCAAATAATCCTAATTTACCAGCGATACCTGCTACTCCTGCTGCGCCACCTAAGAATTGTGACATAGGGCTAGCTGGTGCTCCTACCGCTCCGATACCTACGGTTTGTGTAGGAAATGCTCCTGGTTGAATTTGCGCTAGTTGTTGACCAACCAATCCTAATTGTGTGAATGGTTGGAATTGTTCTTCTTTAGCTGCGATCTGTGCTGCATCTAGTTTTGCTTGTTCTACAGCTTGTTGTTGTTGACCTAGTTGACTTTGATAAGTACCAAGTCCTTGTCTTGCCGCAAGGTCAGCTGCTGCTGCCGCCTGTGCCTGTTGAAATCCTTGTGCTAATAAATTAGCTTGTAAGTTTGCTCTATTCATCTGAGCACCTCTTGCTGCCTCTGCAGCAAGCACACCCTCTCGTCCACCACCAAAAGCTCCAGCTTGTATGGCTCTATCTCTTAATGCTGTATCTGCTATTGCTTGTTGTCTGTCAAATTCTGCTAATGTTGTATCAATAACCTCTTGTTGATACGGAGACATAAATTGTTTGTATGCATCTGGTCCAACTAAAGTTCCTAAATCAGCTGCTGCAGCTGCTGCATCTGTTTGTAATTTTACTTGATCTGCTACTTGAGGAGCAAATTTAGATGTATCAATACCCGTAAATGTAGAGGGTACTGCACCTGCTCCTAATTTATCTATGGATTTTAAAAAGGCGGTAAGCGAACCTTCTAATATTGGTGCTGGTTTTGTTATTGTAGTTGTAGTTGACATTATGCTCTAGCCTCCAAAGTATTCATTAAATTATACATTCTCTTTGCACCTTTGTTAACACTACCACCACCCGCACCTCTAACTGCATCAGCAGTCATTACAAATTCATTTTTAGAAAGTCTTGCAGGTACATCATCTGCTCTTTCTTTTTTACCTATTGGTACAAATCCCCCACCTCTTAAATCCATCTCTTTACCACCGAGATCCATTAAACCACCATCTTTAGCTTTTACTGTAACTGTTTCTTTAATCTTTTCTTTCATTCGAACTGGACTTTCCATTTCATAATTTTCTCTATAAAATTGTTTTAACTCTTCCATATTCATTGGTTTTCTTTTAAATATAATTTCAAATTCTTCTATAAGATCCATTAAATCCATATCAGGCATATCTGATACCATTTTAACTGACTCTTTTATGCTTTCATCTTCTACTTTATCTATTGCTGCATCAATACCACCAAATCTAAATCCTACTCTACCACCTTTAGCTTTAGGTTCACCATATTGTGCAAAGTAATCTTCTTGAGATATTGTAGATATAGCTCCTGTTTCTGGATTTATAATTTCAAAAAAGGCTTCATTTCTTCTACCGCTATCTTCTTTAGAATAAGATTTTCTAATAATAGGTTTATTAATATCATCTAACATAAATAATTTTATGCCTTCTCCTCCGTCTATTGTTAAAAAATTTTCTTCTGTTTCCTCACCTCTACGATCTTGCATTAATCTTCCTAATCCACCACCACTATCAAATCCTACTCTACCACCAGCTTTGTATCCTGCTGATGCGATTGTGTTTTCTATCTCTTCATCAGTGAAAAATCCGTATGCTTGCATCGCTAATCTAATTGCAGCTGCTCTATCTGCATCAGCTCCTAATGCTTCTGCCTCTGCTAAAGCAGCATCGATAGCTGCTTGTTTTTCTAATTGTCTTGCTTGTGCCTGCATTACATCACCAGTTGCTACTGCTGCTGGTAACGTTGCTGCTTTTAATCCTGCCATACTAAATGGTTTATCTATTCCAGCCGCAAACATTTCTGATCCTTTTGCTAATCCTGTTAATCCTAAATCTTTTGCTTGTGTAAGAAAACTTCTACCTTCCATTACTCTATCAAACATTCCAGGAGGTGCACCTTTAAGTTTGCTTGCAGTCGTCATACCTGTAAATGTATCTGCTGCACCTGGCGCAGTCATAGCACCTGTCAACGCTCCGAGTCCAGCTGATAATAGATTGATATCTCCTTCACTACCTTCTTGTGAAAGTTGTCCGGCAATATTTAAACCACCACCTAATAAAGCTCTAGCTGCCATTTGTTGCGCTGCTTGTGTTTTAAATAATCCTGATGCAAATCCAGTTCCAAATCCAGCAGGCATCATAAATGGAGCTACTGCTGCAGCATAAGGTAAAAATGGTTTAATCTCATTAGGTACGACTTTGTCTAATACCTTTGCAACTGGTTTGAAAATTTTCTTAAGTAATCCCATAGTTTCTCTTTATATTGTCAATATTGAAGCAAGTTCGCAAAGCTTGTAAAAAGGCGAGTGTAGTACAATTTACAAGGTTTTTATACATTCGTCAACGATCCTATATGTTAGTTTTACCACCCAAAGCACCTGGTCCCACCACGATATTTACACTTCTAGATATATCATCTTGTGTAGTATCAGTAACAGGGCTATCTACGTCTTCTTTGGCCTCTGCATCTGATAGATATTCTCTACCTGTTTTTAAATGTTTTATAGTTACCTCTACTCTTGGTTTATAAACTTTGACTGTTTTTCCGTCTATTTTTTGTTCTGAGTATCCTTCTTCTTGCTCTACAAATGGCATTATCTATCCTCCCTGTTTATTTCTAATACAGATGCAATAACATCTACCGCACCACTACTTGCTTGTACTTTCAATGCTTCACTTTCTTTCATAATTAAAGGTTCACTCAATACTTGTTCTTTTTGATCAGCTGCTAAATCAACGTCATTATCTACAACAAAAATATTAGAACTAGCATCAACTAATGTAACTTTAACAGCTGCGGTGCCTCCAGCATCTTCTGCTACTAGTAAAGATTTTACAATGGCTCTAGAGTTTGATGGCACTGTATATAAAGTGGTAAGTGCCGTAGTTGTTAAACTTGTTTTTTCGTTCTTGTATATATTAGCCATTATCCTAATCCTAACCAAGTAAATCGTTCTTGGTCTTCTTTTTGTTGTGTTAAATATGTTGAGTTCAATTGTTCTATAATTGTAGTCAACGCTCTATTAATTTGTCTTTGGTTATCTTCACTATATTCTTTTTTAGGTTCTGGTAATCTTACTACTACTTTTGTCATTATCCTCTCCTTCCATCAGGTTGTAGATCTACTTGAAATGTACCAAATCTCCACGATTCACCTACACCAGTATTTTCTATTTTTATATTTGCATATCTTCCTCTAGCCCTAGTATCAACTTTAGTTGTGCTAGAAGTAATTGTAAAAGGACTTAATGTAGTTGCAGCGCTTGGGTCTGCAGGAAAATCTTTTACAGATATAGTTATTTGATTATTACCTGTTAATACTTTAAAGTTTGGTAAAAATCTACGCATTGCTAAAAACACCTCACTTTGATCTTTTTGTAAAGAAAAACTAAAAGACTCAACAAAAGATGTTAAAGCTGTTGTGCTACCATCAGGATTAATTTGATCTGTTCCTATTTCGTGTTCAAAAAATACAGTTTGACCTAAACCTGTTTCACCTTGAATAACAGGAAACGTTCCTGTGTTAGAACTATTAAACGCTGTTGCATATGGTTTAGGATATACTAATGAATCAATCCAAGTTGTTCTCATTGCATTTGTATTTGTAGCTGTATACCAATTACCCATAGGTAAATTAGCATTATCTTGTCCATAATTATAAACTACATATCTATCATTAAATGTAGCATTAGCTGTAGGGTACCACCAAATAACTTCTGTAAATAGATTATTTATACCTGCACAAATTTGTTGTCCTTTTGTTGTATCAATATCATCGTAAACATAATCTTCAACAGAACAAGGTAATGTGTTAACTGTACCATCAAAAGAAAAAAATCCATTGTTACCCATCCAATATGCAACACCATCAATTTCAATAGCTGCATTTTTACCAATGAGTCCACAGTTTGTGCCAACCTGTTCAAAACCAAATGTAAATGGTGCACCAACAAATTTCATTGCATACAATGCATTATCAGTCCATACCAGAATATTTTCTTTTGCAACTAACGCACCCATAATTTTTGTTCCGTCTTGCAATCTTTGTGTGCCGGCGGTGTTAGTTGCTTCAGGTGTATAATTATTTATATCTTCATCAACAGAGAATCTTATAAACATATCATCTTGTGTTGATGGATTACCTATAGTTTCTTCTGTTCCAAAATGAATTAAGTGACGTGTTGTTGGAGATATTAATGTAACTCTAGTTGCAGTTGGATTGTTTGTTGTTTCAAATCCTGATGTAGATGTTGAAGCTCTGTTACCTGTTGGATTAGCAGCTCCTGCATTCCAAGTAAATGTTTTACCATTTGCAATTGTAGCAATTAATACTTCTCCAAAATTACTTAATGACCAAAGTCCTGGTTCAAGAGTTACAGTTGATGCCTGCACAGCACTACCAAATCCTGTAAACTCTGTTGCGTTTTGAGTTACAGAACCATCGCTATGTGCTTGTCCGTTTGATGTACCAGCGGTTGCTGTTCCGTTTGTGCCTCTAGTAATACCTAAAAATTGTGTGGAACTTTTTGATGTGTATGTAATTAATTCGTTGTCTATTAAAATTGTTCCTGCACTAGGAAAACCAGTTGTAGAAACTACAGTAATCGCGGTCCCCGATCCACCAGTACCAGCAGTATCTGCAAGTAGTGCTCCGTTTAAAGTTGTTTGTGAAACACCAGTAATTGTTCCGCCATAGTTTCCAATACCAAAACCATAACCATAAGATTGCGCTGCTGGACCAACCACTTCATATGGGGTGATAGTTACAGATCCACCACTAGATGCTGAACCTGCAGTAGCCGCTTGAATAGTTAAAGTTGTAGAAGATGGCACTGACAATACTTGAAAGTTCGTATCATCAAAAGTTGCCGTGGTTACACCAGTAGTACCACCTGGTAAAGTTGTTGAGCTTAATCTAATTATATCTCCAACAGCAATACCGTGATCTGCTGATGTGGTTAATGTTACAGTTGTTGTTCCGTTAAAAGTAAATGTTGCACCTGTAATTGCAGTTGCAAGAGGCGTTATGTCAAATAGCTGACCCTCAAAATATAAAAGTAAAAATTTATCTGTGCCAATGGCCACATATCTATTACCATCGGTATCAACAAAAGCGTGTTGTTTTCTAGCTACACCTACAATAGTATCTGTTAAAAGAGATTGCCAACCACCTACTTTTTCTGGTAGGCCATATCTAAATCTTACATTATCTGAATCTACCCAACGACCTTCTGCTCCAACTGAAGTATCTTGTTTATCGATTCCAGGAGCAAACTTAATTTTCGTAAGCATTTGTTACCCCTATGATGTTTGGTTGTATACGTATTGCCAACCTTTGGTTGCGTTAGTGTATCTTAATTTAATCGATTGATTATTTGTAGTTAATTCTAAATTAGATGCAGCACCTCTTATTGGTTGACTGTTTCTGTTTACTGTTACCTTGTTAGTTCCAAAACCTCCACTTGGAGATACATCCATAATACTAACTTCATCGCCCATAGCGGGTGACGCTGGTAATGTAATTGTAACTTCAGCTGCTTGTGTATCTATTAATAAGTTATCACCAGCTACTGCAGTGTATGCAGTAATAGAACTAGATGTAATTGCAAAGTTACCTTTTTGTAAAATATCTAATCTTGCATCTGTTCCATTAGAATGAATTAACATTGTTGCTCCAACAGGAACAGCAATTGGATTTGAAGATCCAGCCGTTTTAATACTTAATGTATATTTATTAGCTGTAGTTCTATCTGTTGCATCTTGAACTATATATACTCTTGTGGCTGTACCACCTGTTGTGGATGCAGGTATAATTAAACTAACATTAGCAGTCATTGTGCCTGTTAATCTTAGATATATATTTTTACCATCAGATGTTGCACCATCAGATAAAAGTAAAGTTTTATCTGTGCCAGCTGTCATTGCTACATCGACGACGCCTGTTGCTGATTGTTGTAATATTTGTAAATTAGTGTTTGTAATAGTTCCCCATAGACCAGCTTTTTCACCGGTTGCTACAAGTTCTAATGCTAAATCTGTTGAAAATGTTGATGCCATATTAATAAGGTTTTATTGGTGTCCAAACCATTGTTGCTCCTGGTATAATTTCGTTCCACGTAATGACACCTACTTCGCCTGTGCTTAATGTCATAGCGGTAGCTGGTGCTTCTATACTCGCAGTTCCAACAATACTAACAGATCCACTACTTATAATCAAGTTGTTTCCAGATGCTGTAACATTCGCATCTGCTGATACTGTAACGGTCCCCGTTCCTAAAGTTAATGGTGTTTTTGGTGCTTCAAGATTAGCTGTACCAACTATTGTTACTGTTCCAATACCAAGTGTGAGTTGATTACCAACTATAGTCTCTGTAACTGAATCGGCTGTAATATTAGGATTACCAATATTAGCAACTAAATTATTACCCGTAACAGTAATAGTTACTACGTTATCTGCTTCTACCTGAGATATGGGAAATTGTGATATTGCGTCAAATCCTAAATTCATAAATGTCCTTAAAAGGAGACTGTGTGGTATGTGGTGGTGACACAGCCCCCAGCTAAAGATTATATACTATATTTTGATAGTATCAACTACCATAATTACAGTTAAAACTTATTCCAATATTTCCCAATTTATTATTTCTTCATTCCAAATATACACTTTACCATCAGTAGGATAAGCAACTGGTGCCCCCCATTGACAAGTGTCTTCATTTAATATCCAACTTTTAAAAGGTTTTGGTCGAATAAAAGCATCTCTTGTAGAATCGTATCTATCACCTATTCCAGCATAGTTTTTTCTAAATGGAGTGCCACCTAATTTATGAACACCACCATAAGTATTGTATGATGTTTGTTTCCAAACATCTCTTGTTTTGTGTAAATTATTTAAAAAATCCACACCAGCTTGTTCGGTTGTTGCAATATCATTATTAACAACGTGAACTGCTACAACTATATTTCCTTTTCCTAATTTTGCAAAATGTGCCATTACGCTGTGTAACTCCCATCTCCTGTAAATGTTAATACTGTTTTACCACTAACTCCTGTAGCCACCGTTGGACTTCCAGTTGTTGTACCTGAATAATTTGCATCTGGAATACTTATAATAACTACACCACTTCCTCCTGCACCACTAGCTGAGTGGCTACCACCTGTTCCGCCTGCTCGACCACCGCCTCCACCAGAACCAGTATTTGTTGTACCTGCAGTTGCTACACCACTATTATCAGCTCCATCTCCACCTCCTCCAGTACCACCAGTACCACCATTTCCTCCATACGAACCACCACCGCCTCCGCCGGCTCTGGTTACACTTGAACCTGTAATTGTTGAGGCAACTCCTGCACCACCATTACCACCATTTGCGGATGCACCACCTCCTGAAATGTTAACACCAACAGCTCCTGCACCACCGCCACCAGCTCCTGCGTTTCTAGCATCACTTGTATCAGTTGGAGTTTGACCACCATTAAATCCTTGATTTGCTGTTCCTTGTCCTGCGGCTGACCCTGGATTTTCACAGTTACCTCCACCAGAACCACCATCTCTACCAACAGCAGTACCACCAGAACCACCACCTCCCCCTGTTGAAGTAATTGTAGTTATGTTTGAACCTGAAATTGAAGAATTTGTTCCATCTGTTCCTTCAACAGCGTTTGTTGAATCAAGTGGTCTAGCTGATGCACCAGCCCCAACTGTAATTGTATAAACTATACCTGTTCTAAAAGTTAATGAACTTTCTGAGGATCCACCTCCTCCAGATGCTTCACTATTAAAAGAAGCTCTGTATCCACCAGCACCAGCACCTCCACCGCCAGGATTTCCTCCTGGACCAATACCACCACTACCACCTCCTGCTATAACTAAAAAGTCAGCAGTGTAGGGTAAGCTGGCAGCTGATGATTGTACACCATCTTCAGTTACTAACCATCCTTTTGTTGAATCTGCATAAACTAATGTAACAGCAATACCTGCAGTTTCTATACTTGCATTTGAAGCTAAGCCACCAATGTTAGAACTGTTTCTACCTATTATTAAAGAGTTTGTATTAAAAGTTTCTGCGTAATCTTTTACAGCCACTATATCACCTGCAGAGGGCGATGATGGCAGCGTTACAGTAAAAGATCCACTTGATGTATCACAAAAATATCCTTCACCAGATACCGCAGCAAAATTTGCAGTCTTAATTGATGATTGCCAATTAACAGCACCTGATCTACCAAAACCTGTTTGCGATGCACCTGATGCTAAAGCAACAGTTTTACCAGATTCACCTACAGTTAAAGTTGATCCTGATTCTGTTGTTATTGTATTTACTTTTATAATACTACTCATTATAATGTATCTCCAATTTGTGTGTCCTCTGTTGCTAATTTTAAATTAGCAAATCTTTCAGGATAATTGTCAAAATTTGTTTTTTGTAATTGATCATAAACATAAATTTTTTCTACTATATTATTTTCATTAACTTTTGCAAACCAATATAAATTTTCTGGTACAAAACCAGTATTTCCATTTTGTCTAATCCATTGTAAAATTTGTTTATCTGTTGCCATAATTCTATGTTATTGTAAATGTTTGATTTGAACCAGTATAACTTAATGCTACCCAAGAACCCCCATCAATTTGATATGCTATTGCTCCATTTTCACCAGCATTAGAACCAGCTCCCCCAGTCCAAGCTCCACCATCTCCTACACTTCCTGGATATTGAGCATCAGATGAGTTAGCAGTTAATCCACCAGCTCCAGATCCAGCAGTAATATTTCCTTGTGTATTAGTAGTTGATGTTGCAGTTCCTACATAAGAAGAACCACCTCCACCTCCAGCGTCTCCACCAGAACCACCTCCGAAGTATCCACCACCTCCTCCTCCAGCAGTAAATGAAGAACCATCTCCACCACCAGATCCACCACCACCGAAAGCAGCGCCTCCTGATGTTTGAGATGTATTTGAACCACCTTGTAAAGCAGAACCAGCGTTACCACTAGAACCACCAGAACCAGCTGCACCTCCAGCTGATTGAGTTCCTCCCCCAGGAGCTGAACCAGCAGATGCTTGACCAGAGCCACCAGTTGTGCCTCCTCCAGCTCCTCCATAAGATCCATATGATGAAGAACCTCTTGAACCACCACCTGCACCTCCAGCGATTAATAATGCATTTCCTTGTGCAACTGATGAAGTGAAAACACCAGAATATCCACCACCTGAACCTCCATAACCACTCACACCTCCAGGTCCACCTTGTCCAACAACAGCAACAATAGTTGTTCCTACATTTAAGTTGTAAGTTCCTGCTACGAAACCTCCACCACCTCCAGGTCCACCATCTGATCCACCTGAAGCTGATCCACCTCCAGCGCCCCAAAGTTTAAAAGCTACACTTTTAGTTGTAGGTGCTTCTGATGTTAAACCTGAATCTGTTACTAACCAACCTTGTGTTGAATCTATAAAAATTAATGTTACTGCAAGACCTTCTGTTGATAAAGTTGAATTACTGGCAACTCCACCAATTTTATCTGAACCATTTGGAACTAGTGTTACATTATTTGTATCGAAGGTACCTGCATAGTCTTTAAATGCAACTACTGCTCCAGCAGATCCTGCTGGTAAATTAACTGATATTGTACCACTAGTTGTATTTAAAAAATATCCTTCACCAGCAGTTGCTGTAAAACCTGAATCTGAATTTGTTTTAACTGTGGTTTGCCAATTTGCTGCACCATTACCACCAAATCCTGTAGCAGTACCATTATTAGTTATAGTAACTCCTGAAGGAATAGTAACTGTATCTCCCGAAGTACCTAACGTTAACGTTGTACCTGATTGCGGATCTACCTGATCTACTTCTATTTTACTCATTTAAATCCCATTGTTGTGTTGATTCATTCCAAATATAATTTTTTCCATCCTCTGGATAAGGAATAGGTGAATCCCATTGACAAGTTTCTTCATTTAAAGTCCAACTGTCAAAAGGTTTTGGTGGAATAAATGCATCTCTTGTTCGATCATATTTAAAACCAATTCCTGCATAATTTTTTCTAAAATTTCCATTATAAGAAGTTTGCACCCAAATGTCTCTAGTGTTGTGTGTTTTATTTAAAAAATCTATACCTAGTTGTTCTTGTTCATTTCCATTATTATCAGTAATAACTTCGTTTCTAACAACGTGTACCTCTGTGACTATGTCTCCAACTCCTAGTTTTGCAAAATGTGCCATAATAATTTAAGCAGTATAAGTGCCATCTCCTAAAAATGTTATAATTGTATCTGAGCCTGATGTTGCAACAGTCGGTGATCCTGTAACTGTCCCTGTATAATCTGATGTTGCTAATCTTATGATTGCAATACCTGATCCTCCTGCTCCCGAAGCTCCTCCTGGTCCTCTAGATTTACCACCACCGCCTGAACCTGTATTCGTTCCACCAGAACCTGCAGTTCCTCCACTTTGAGCTTCAGCGTCTCCAGTTCCTCCAGAATTTAAACCAGAACCTCCACCAGCGCCACCTGATGCACCATTACCACCGGTACCACCTCCGCCACCACCAATACCACCGGCACCTGCAGCATCACCAGTTTCATACGCAGCTCCACCACCTCCACCAGCCCAATAATAATTATTTCCATCTATATCTACTTGAAGACCTGCACCACCAGCACCTCCATAATTTCCATCTGAACCATCTTGTCCTACAGCACCTGCTCCTCCTCCACCACCTAAATCTTGAGGAGAATTTCCTGCACCACCAGCAAATCCTTGACCTGAAGTACCTGAACCAGCAGCACCGTTTGTATAATTACCTCCACCACCACCTGAACCTCCGTTACCTCCAGCTGTACTAGCTTCTGCTCCTCCTCCAGCACCACCACCAATACAAGTGATTGTAGTTATGTTTGAACCTGAAATTGAAGAATTATTTCCTTGAACTCCAGGAGATTGGTCTGTTGTTACAGCAGCAGCACCACCACCTATCGTAATGGTATATTGCGTTCCTGGGTTTAATGATAAATTTGATTCTGCTGAAGCACCTCCGCCAGAAGTTGAACCAAAAGATGTTCTTAGTCCACCGGCACCAGCACCAGCACCATTATGCACACCACCTGAACCACCACCAGCTATAAGTAAAAATTCTGCACTAATTGGCTGTGAGGCTTCACTTTGTAAACCTGAATCAGTTACTAACCAACCTCTTGTTGAATCTACAAAAACTAATGTAATTGCAATACCTTCTGCTGATAAAATCACATCTTTTGTTGAGCCACCTATTTTATCTGAACCATTAGGACTTATTGTGCAATTATTAGTATCAAATGTATTTCTATAATCTTTAACTGCAACCACCGCTCCAGCACTTCCAGCTGGAAGACTAACAGTTATTGCTCCACCATTTGTATCAACAAAATATCCTTCACCAGCGACTGCTGTAAAAGATGCTGTTTTAACTGTTGTTTCCCAAGACGCAGAACCTGTTGCGCCGAAGTTTGTTGCTGTACCTTGGTTGTTAATTGTTGCACCACTAGGAATTGTGAACGTGTCACCACTATCACCTAGGGTTACGGTTGTTCCAGATCGTGGGCTAATTTTATTTACTTTTACTTCACTCATTAAACTATTACTAATGTCCCTGTTACTGTTACGGTCCCTGGAAAAGTCACTGGACCTGCGAGAACAGCGTTTTCAATAGTTTGATCACCATCAATAGTTGCTGCTTGATTTTTTATAAATTCATCTGGAGCTGTTTGACCTCCAATGTATTGGATTCCATTTATTATTGCCGTCATAATTCCTCCTACGAACTAATTGTATCGATGTACGAAAGAACCACGTCTAAACTACTAGCTGTATCAGAGACTGCCTCTAACGTATCACCACTAGCTAAAACAATTTTTGCTCCACCTTGAATTAATTCAATGGCAGAGTTTGGTGGAATACTAACTCCTTTTGCTAAAAAGTAATCAGCTCCGCCTTTTTCAATCTTAACATCAACAGCAATAGTTGATGTTAAAATATTACAACATCTAATACCAATTACTGCATCGTAATTACCACCTGCTAACAATGTAGTATCTGATGTTCCAATTGTTCTAACTAAAACGTTTCTAAAATCTTGTGCCATATTTTATCCTTATAATGCAACGGCCATTGCTAATGCAAAACCATTACTTGCTGCTCCTACTGGTGTACCTGACGCATCAAGGTAAACCGTTTTTGCTGCAGGCATTGTTACAAATACATCTAATGTTCCGCCTGTAAAACTTATTTTAGATGTATTACCTGAAGAGTTATTAATAACTGTTGTTCTCTCCAAAGTTGTTGAACCTGATAAAGTTCCTAAACCTATTTCAAACGTATTTGTGCCTTGTTCAAATATACAATAGTAAGTCGTGTTACCTGTTCCAATACCACTGTTAAAAGTTACATTACCTTGTCCAGATGCAACACCCGCAAGTGTAATATTACCTGTACCAGATGTTGTACTGTTTTCTTTTACTCTATCATTTATAACCAAAGCCATTTATTCTCCTATTACGATGTTATACTAATAAGCGAATCTGTTCCAGCTGGTGTACCTGAACTTGTACTTGGGAACGTAATTGTAAATGTTCCGTTTGAACAAGACTTTGTTCCACCAAAATCTAAAACAACAACTAATTTATCACCCGCTGTATTATCATATATTGCTCCAAAAGCTGCACCGAAAGTTGCTGATGTCCACTGAGTTTGATCAAAAGTTAAAGTTGCAACATTAGATTGATTTGCAACTACCGGATTGTTCAAAGTGTTTCCACCAGTTGTATAGCCTGTACCACTAACTTGGTTAGCTGAACCTACAGTATATGTAGTGCTAGCTGTAGTGTAAGGATTAGCAGTATACAAAGCTATCTTAATAGTGTCATTTATGAAATCGTGTGAGCCTTTTAATAACTCTTGTGCGAATGAAAAAGGTACTACGTTTGCCATTTTTATTTTCTCCTATTTATTTTCCATAACTTGATGGTGGTTTGACGTTAAGTTGAGCCCGAACTTCACCATCTTGATATTCGTCTCTGCGTCTGTTCCCGATTTGCTCGAGAGCATACGTTTCTAAAGCTTCATTATAAGCAGCTTGATAGTATTGTAACATATCCTGCGGTCCTTTCAAGTACCCATATGCATTTACCAAGCAGGCGTTTAATAAAAGATCTGAATATTTATTTGACAAATAAGTGCCAGTTGTGGCCGGAGCGGGACTTGATGTTGTATCTGTTATTGTATCTGGCTCTTTGTCATAAGCTAATGTAATTTCGTAGGTTCTGTCAGGTGTTGGGGCTACCACCCAAAACTCTTCATCCCAGTTTGCATAATATTTTGGTATATCTACAGCTGAAGTACCAGGTGTAGAATAATATTCTGCTATAAAACTAGTGTCTCTTTGTTCCAAATAAAATTGTTCATTATCAGAATTTGTAAGTTGAACATATCTAATAAATCTTAAATCAGCTGGAATAGTTACATATCTATTACCAATAATTAAATTTGATGTTGCATAAAATACACTTTGATCTGTATCTATTGCTCTATGAATTTTTAATTCTGCATTTTTAATTATTCTCTCTAACACAGTGTCAGATAAAACATTACTACCTACCTCTGTGTAGTTTCTAATGTCTGTTTGTAAATTTGCTAAAGTGTATGCCATTATCCGTTTACTACTCCTAATGTTACTGGTCCTGCAGAACAATTATCTCCACCACCTGATATACCACCTGTTGTAGCATTACTAGTGCTTGTTATGTGAAAATAATTTATAGGCTGTGTTAAAGGATCTGTTGTTGTAGCTCCTGTAATATTGCCTGAAGAATCTATTTGTCCTAATGCAATTGTAAATCCCGATGCATTATTTAAATCACTGACGTTGTCAAACGTAGGTATAGTTGCAAAAGCTTGCAAATTTTTTGCATCTTGTCCTCCCGAACCTGCAGAAATAACTTGTGGTGGTCCTCTAAATCTTACTGTAGAACCTGCTGCTCTTTGATGATTTTCTGAAAAAACATTTACATAAGTAGTTCCACCATAGATTACACTTGTAAAAGGATTGTTGTCTAAAAGAATTAAACTTTTTTTTGATTCTGGTTGAGGTCTTGGATTATATAAAGCTTGTGGGTCAGAACCAACTGGTTTTGGTTCTAATTGTGGTTGCTTTGCTTCAAACTCTGAAAAGTGAACTAAAGAGCCATTCCATTCTCTAACCATTTCATCATATGGAAATGCCATTCCTGATCTATCAGAAATCGC